ATTTCCCGCAAATATTGGCGCACACGCTACTCTTATGCGATTCTTTCAATATACCTATGGGGGTGCAAAGGGCGCACAAGAACAAAAACTTGCAGAAGTATTATTACCATTACCAAAACAGATTCAAGACTCATTTAAAGTAAATGTTGGTGGTGATGAAATTGGAATAACTGGGTCAATTGCTTCACAGATTGCTGGCTCAGCCGGTGGTGGAGAAGGTGGACTAGGAACTGCACTCAAAAATCTAGCAGGCGCAACAGCGCAAGTTGGTGAAGGTGCCTATGATGCCGCTAAGAGCGCAGTATTAGGAGATTTTACTAAGTTTCAAGAAGGTCTTGGTAAGACAACAGATGCCGCAGGCTTTTTAACAACAGCAGGTCTATCTAAAATATCACCTGATCTAGCTAATGGCATTGGTGTTGGTCGTGGCACAGCAGTAAATCCATTTGCGACACTTGTATTCAAGGGTGTTGATCTCAAAGTACACTCACTTGAGTGGTTATTATCACCAGAAACAGAAGCAGAGCAGAAAGAATTAAAAGAAATTATTCGCACAATACAACGTATGGTTCTACCCACAACACAAAATCCAGTTGGTGATACCGGTTCTGAATTTGGATTGACAGCAGTTGATAAGGGTATATTAAAGTATCCCGCAATGGTAAATATTTATCTACAAGGTCTAGATCAGAATTATTATTTTAAATTTAAGACTTCAATGGTATCTCAGTTTAATGTTGACTATACTCCTAATGGATTAGCAGTTAATAAGGGTGGTAAGCCTAGCGCAATTCGTCTTACAATGACATTAAACGAAGCATATATTCATACTGCTGACGATAATCTGGAATCAGAGTTAATACAAGAAGGGATAGACGAGTCATTCCCTGGCTCCGAAGAAGATTCAGATGCTCCATTCGAAGTAAAGGTTGGTGGAACATATGATTCTGATCAGCAGTTTCACGATATAATAGGCACCGGTGAAGTAGAAGTGACAAAAGTATTACAAGATGGTACAGAAATTAAAAGCGTACAATTGATTACCGATATTACAGCAGATGGAACAGTCACAGCCTCTGATATATCAAACGGATCTATTCCCGGCGATGACACAATAAAATTAAGAACGGGTTCATAATATGTCATACTTTAAACACTTTCCACAGACAACATTTCAAGGCAAATCAATTGCTGATATCACACGCAAAGCTAAAATAAACAAAGTCGTCACTGATAATGCTCTTGATTATATGTCATACACGATACAAGAAGGTGAAAGACCAGAGGATATTGCGTACAATTATTACGATGATCCATCTCTTACTTGGTTAGTGTTGATGTCGAATAATATTATTGATATGTACACTGAATGGCCCTGTACAACACAGCAAGTAGAGTCAAATATTATTAATAAGTATACTGCAAAGTCTGGTACAACAGGCACAGCAGTACTAGATTGGGCAAAGAATGCTACAATTTCAAATAATATTATTCATTATCAAAGCATACTAGACCCTGAAATAAGATTAAATCGTTCATCATTCATTTCTCTTGGTAATAGCACTACAGTTACTGGTGATAAGATTGAAGCCGGAAAAGAATATACAATTCTTGATCTTGGTACAATAGATGCGGTACCAAATCTACAAACACTCACTGGATTAACATTCACCGTAGAATTTCAACCAACAGTTGGACTCACATTTACTGCCGCAGTTGATGGATCAATCGTTGAAGACGCTGAAACACTTTCAGTTCGAGGCTCATCATTAACTAATCCTGCTCGTGAATTCTTTGCCGTTCGTGCATATGACTACGAATTAAATAAGAACGAAGCAAAACGAGAGATACAATTAGTGAATAAAGGGTATGTTTCCACATTAAAAGATCAACTTGAGACGATACTAACCAATGGATAAAGCAGTTCAAGCCGGCTTCTATACTCTTAAATCATTTAGAGTCAAGCCTCTATTAGAAGAGAATATTAATTCGGATAGCGAGAATAATTCTATGCCGGACTACGTTGAACTCACGAAAACCATCTCATCATGGGGCATCACCGAGTCAATGAACTCCCCATTTATCTCAGGCTTCGCAGTTATTAATGAATCAGATAATATGCTTGAAGATGTTCCGTTGATTGGAGAAGAAGAAATTGAATTAACCTACACAGATTTCTATGGTGAAAGCGCCACGCAACGATTTTTTCTGTACGCTATTGAAGACATCGGTCCCGCAACATCGGCAAACGATAGAATGATGAAGTACACAGTTCGTTTTACTTCTATTACAAAGCTACAAGGCGATCAAAGATCAATAAGAAAGTCATATAATAACACAAAAATCTCTGATATAGCATCAGATATCTATGAAACATTCATTAAAACAGAGAATCCTTTATACGATAAGCCTATAGAGATAGAAGAAACAGATGAAGAACAAAGCCTTGTCATACCAAATCTAAGAGCAGATGCGGCAATGCAATTTTTATCTAGAAGAGCCTACTCTAGTAAGAATAAAACATCTTTATATAGATTCTTTGAGACAAGAGAGAAGTATTATTTTTGTACACCTGAGTACCTGGTCAATAAATATGGTGAAATTGACGCTAAAACAGATGATGAAATAAACCCGCTTTATTTTATCTACAACACGGTAGAAGACAACACAGGAACAGGTCAGAAGATTGCCCAACAGTCTGTTAACGACTTCAGTTACGGCACAAAGGTCGACACGTTTCGTGATATGAAAGAGGGAATGTATCGCAGGACCATAACGGAACTCGATCCTTCAACGAGGACCCGAATCCAACGAGACTATGATTATTCTAGTGAGGTAGGCGACAAAGAGTTTCCTTCGAAGGTCAAGCTAACGCATTCACAGACCTTTCTTGACAAATACATGGCTGCCTCTACACAACCTGAGTCTTATTTGCTGACAGACTTTCCTCAGATAGGGCAGTCTACGGGGCAACAGAATATGCGAAAGCCTTATCAGCATTTCTATGAGAACTATACGACAAAGCCTGTTGTGAACTATCACTTTGGTGTTAACTCTATGGCTCTAGAGATTAATGGGCGTATTAAGTTGTATCCTGGGATGGTGATTCATCTTGAATTGATTAAGATTAGTAATACACTATCTGGCACGAGAGAGATTGATCATGAGAGAACAGGTAAATACATTGTTACTGATATAGTGAATGCCTTTAATGAAGACCGCTTTAAGCAACAGATAATGATTACCAAGGGCGGACTAACGTAATGAACGACTTTCTTGGAATTTGTTTAATCATATCAATAGGTTATAGTATCTATTGTGTACTAGAGGATAAGTGATGAGCGGTGGATTTAATAATATGATGCATTTCGTAGGTGTTGTAGAAGACATCTATGATAAAACGAATGCTGGGCGAGTTCGTGTTCGTGCCTTTGGTGTACACCCGCCTCGTATTAGTGAAGATATTGAAGATAGTGTTCCAACACAAGATTTGCCTTGGGCGACTGTACTAGATGGTTCTTATGGTGTTCGCCAGTTATTCCATCTGTAGGCGATTGGGTATTTGGTTTCTTTATTGATGGAGCAGAAGCACAACAGCCTATGATTATGGGAAGATTGCCAGGTCAGCATCTTAACGTACCAGGGCAGTCTGGAGAGCCCGGTGAAGATGGATATCTACCACCAGAAGCAATACACAACTATGGTAAGCCAGAACTTCATCGTTATATTGGGGGTGAAGACATTCTCAAGGGGCAGACACTCATACAGAGAGCGTCTCAAGAATCTTTTATAAAACAAGCACTTAGTGATGATACGTTTGATGAGCCACCTATTGCTATGCCTGAGAATAACTTTGATAATAGAGTCTTTGCTTCTAAGAGTGGAGATAACTTTATTGTGATGGGAGATAACTCTGAAGGCGAGGCAAGTGATTACATTTTAATGTCCCACAGTTCAGGCTCCGTGTTTCAGATTGATCCGAACGGCACTATATTTGTTAAGTCCTTTGGTGATCAGTATAACACAACTGATGGGGTCTTGTCAACCTATGTTACAGGTTCTTCTCACACAAATGTACAAGAAGATTGGTCACTCAAGGTAGAAACAGGTAGTGGTAAAGTGTATGTGAATGGTGATCTTGACATCGAGTGTGAGAACTTTAATGTCACTGCCCGTTCTAATATGAACCTTCATGCGGGGGTGAAGACGAATATGTCTGCTTCTGGTGTGTCTGTATTAGCCACAAGTGATGACATTAACATGGGTGCAAAGGGTAATATGAAGTTTGCGACTGGAGATGCCGAGACAAAAGGTGGCTTTTATATACAAGCATTGAGTGGAGACTTCCATGTTGACTCATATAAAGCCAATATGTTTACAGAGTCTTACACCAAGATATCATCAAAAGGTACACCTGCAGTATCAGAACAACTACTTCCATATGCAGATGCGGGTCATCATGGTATCGAAATTAACTCGCCAGACATCGTTCACCTTGATTCTGGGGGTGCTTTTTCTATTAATAGTGGTGATTTATTTGCGATTAATGCCACTAAGTCGGCTACAATACTAGCTGGCGATCGAGTAGATTGTGTTGCTGGCTCTACATTTAACGCAGAATGTACAGGCAATGCGTCTATACAAGGCGGTAAAGTACACCTAGCAATGGGTTCAGATCAGCAAGCAGAGGGTAATTATAACGCCGCTAAGGGTGTTAGAGGGGCTCAAGTTGATCTCAAAGACGCACGAGAGTCAGTTACAGAAGTAGCAAATGTAGTATCACCCGGCGAATTACCTAAGAGTAGAGCCGCTAAGACACCTGTTATACAACGAATGAAAGCATTTATTACGGGCATTATGCCAAGTGGAGACGACTAAACATGAGTATTGAATGTAATAATACCACACCATTAGGCTCTAGAGCAGGCGAAGAACTGCTTGATGCGAATAGTGCGGCACTCATAAACGCCATTATTGACCTTGCGAGCCTTGCAGAAGAGGACAATCCACTCAGTGAATTGGATAGAAATACGGTTCTTGATGTTACAAATGGACTGAATAACATACTAGAGAACACCCCACTTGATGGTCTTAACTCTCTACAAGCCAAGTTAGACGAGAATGGTGGGAAGCTATTACCAACTGATGTAGCAGAATTTGCCCTTAATACTAACACAGATTTAACAAAAATTAAAGAAGCAGTAGATAATTATAACACAAATCTACCCAATTCGTCAAGTCTTACGCCAGCCGGTGCGAGTACACAAGCCGGTCAAAGTGGTCAGTTTAGTGATATATCAGGCATTGTTGGACAAGAGGGTGTAGTAAGTGATGGTAGTGGTACATTACCTGTAGAGACAGATGAAGACTTGAGCATTAGTGGTATTGGTGTTAATGGTAAGACAGACGATATAGAAGTGCCTACTACATCAGTACAGATAGATACTGGCTCTGGTGTTAGTACTGGAACAAGTGTGACTGGTGATGGGGGTGTTGGAGCAACTACTGGTGCGCCACTTGGTGGGTCAACGACTTCTACTACGACAACAGGCTTCTTTGACGCTACTGCTACTGGATCATCTACAAGTGGTACTGGCGCTGGGGGTTCTACTTCAGGTTCTAGTAATGTAACAACGGCAAGTGGGCTTACTGGTAATGTAAGTGGTGTGACAAGTACAAGTGGAGTACAAATAGATACTGGCTCTGGTTCAAGTAGTGTGATTGGGGGTGCTACTGGTATTAATACTTCATCATTCTCTTCTGGTAATACACCATTTACTTCAGATCAATTAACAGCACTTGCCGTATTAAGTGCAGGCGCATCATCAGATAGTGGTTCTCTTCTTACAAGAACTCAGCTATTAAATGTGCTTGGTGGTAGACAAACACTTATGCCTGTGATACTTCAGAATCTATTAAAGGACATGGACTTTAACTTTGCTACTAATCTTGGGCAAAATTTAACCGGTAGAGTGTGTGGTGCTTATAGTGATGTGCTTGCTGATTTAACAAAAGCCTTTGCTAAGATCGATACTGGAAAGAAAGCAATTGATCAGTTAAGCAATTTTATAGAGAAAGATGTTAAGAAATTAGCCGAGAGTTTAAAACAACGTGGTGTACTTGCCACATTAATGTCTATACTAGAGAAGATTATTGAGGGTGCTATTAAAGCCGCTTTGGGTCTTGCAATTGCCGCAGTTGGTTCTGTTGTTGCTGTTGTTAAAGGTATATCAAGTGCCGCCGCACCTATCATGAGAAAGATTAATAAGATGCTTCGATCTATTAATGACTATATGCAAGATGCCTCTGTCAAGAAGATTATTGAAGATATGGAGAGATTAATTGTTAACCTAGCAGAGCAGTTTGAAAGACTTACTCCACAGAACATTGCTAACATAATGTTTCGTCTATGTCAAATGGCGCAAGACTTACAAGCTAAGTTAATGCAACCATCTATTAAACTTCGTAGTATGGCTAATAGTGTAGGAAGAGAAGCAAGAGCAGTTAAGTCACAGAGTGCTTTAAATACACAGCAAGCCGTTAAGTATGGTGCTGTACGAGTCAGTGATAATGAACGAGAAGCAAAGAAAAAGAAAGCGTGGACATACTATAAAGCGACACCCCCATCTAATAGAGAAGCAGACTATGTAGATGATGGAGACCCCACTTCAAGTGAGATTAGTACAATACAATCAGTAAGCGAATCTGGTCTTGGTGGTAATATTACATTCTCATCAGCAGTAGTTAATGAAGGCGATGGTAAGGGTTGGAAAGAGATAGATGATAGTGTATATGCTCGTCTACTTCGTATTGTTGCACAGACAGGCGAGTCGTATGAAGTCAAGCAAGGCTTTAAAGTAAGATCAAAAGGTAGAGATAAACTTGGTGGTGCTAAGATGAATAGCCATCACTCAGGCTTTGCTATTGATATTGTTACGACTGAGAGCAATCGTGAGGATACTATAGTCGCCGCTAGTAGAGCAGGCTTTACTGGTATTGGTGTATATAATGGACATCTACATCTTGATCTTGCGGCTCGTAGAGGTTGGCAAAAAGGATACAGTGGAACGAAGTTTAATGATATACAAGACTTATTGGATAAACATACCATTGATGGCTTTAAGAAGAAACGCTCTTGATACACTATAAATATATAACAGGATTATAGGGATTACAAATGGCAAGGCTTACACCAAGAACAAGACCGATAGACTTCTTCTCTGACTTTGGATTAAATCTAGAGCAGATACCTGGTCGTTCAGATATTGCTCGTAGAGTAAATGAGAATGCTGTACGAGATAGTATTCGTAATATAGTCATGACTGATCGTGGAGAAAGATTATTTCAACCAGACATAGGGTGTGATATAAGAGGGTCATTATTTGAAAACATAGATCCCAATACTATACTCATACTTAAAGAAAACATTAAATCATCAATTAAAATATATGAGCCTCGTTGTGAAGTCATTGATGTCAAAGTAAGTGGTAATATAGACTCAAATGAAATCGCTGTAAAGATTATATTTCGAGTAATAAATAGTAACAGAGACTCATCATTATTAATCAATCTTAGTAGGGTAAGATAAATGACAGACATATCGCCAGTACAGACGCCGGATTTCTTTGCGACTAAAGAAGAACTCAAGACGTTTCTGAGAAATCAATCACAGTTTAAAGACTTCGATTACGAAGGCTCTAACCTTAATGTGCTACTTGATGTACTATCATATAATACATTCTATAACACATACTATTACAATATGGCGATATCTGAGATGTTTCTTGATAGTGCCACACAGCGTAATAGTGTATTGTCTCATGCCAAAGAACTTAACTATCTACCTACAAGCAGAAGAAGTGCAAGTGCAAAAGCCACAATCACAGTAACATATCCCAATAACTCAAGCAACTACTTTGGCATACCAGAGGATACAGCATTTATTGGTCGATGTGGTAATAAGACATATAATCTATTAACTGATAAAGCGTATACTGCTGTTCGAAGTTCTACAAATCCAAATCAGTATATCGTAAGTGATGTAGAGATATTCGAAGGGCGTATGATTACAGAGACTCTATCTACTACAGATACTACTCTTGCAAATAAGAATATCGATACAAGAAGCCTACGAGTAACTGTAAATGGTGAAGATTACATCTATCGTTCTGACATATATGGCGCAGATAAGTCTGATAAAGTATTCTATCTACAGCCCGAGAATGATGGAAAGTATTCTGTACAATTTGGTGAAAATCGTTTTGGTAGTCAGCCCACTGTAACTGATTCTATTAAGGCGACCTATAGAGTAGCGTCTGGCGCTTCGGCTAATGGTGTTCAGTCATTAACTCTGGGCGCTTTTGGCGGCGCAAGTTCAATAGACATCGTAGTGACTTCACCATCTTCGGGTGGTAGAGAAAGCGAAGATATTGAATCGATTCGTACTTTTGCACCAAAGGCGGCACAGATACAAGAGAGAGCAATTACAAGAAGAGACTATGAGACTCTATTGCGTTCTCGCTTTCCTAACATTCAGGCGATTAGTGTGTATGGTGGTGATGAAGTTGATCCACCACAGTTTGGTAAAGTGATTATCTCTGTTGACGTAGTTGGTGGTGAGGGTGTTGCTGACTATGAGATTGCGAACTTCAAGCGATACTTAAAAGATAAGACTCCATTAACGATTGAGCCTATCTTTGTGATTGCTAAGTTTCTATTTGTTAGTAGTGCGATTAATGTGGTATATGATCCATCACAAACAACAAAGTCTGCACAACAGATTCGATCTGAAGTGAATGATGGCATTCTACAGTATCAAGACGCTAATCTAAATGACTTTAATATCACACTACGACAATCACGACTATCTGCGTTCGTTGATAGTATTGATTCTTCTATTGTGTCTACTGATATTCTAAGTAAACCTATTATTGAATATGTACCAGATTTAGGCGCATCTAGATCACCTGCATTCTCTTTTGATACAGAACTAACTCAGCCGTATCCATTTGATGAGGCAACAGGCTTTGGTACATTCAAGCCAGCAATATCGTCAACAGCGTTTACTACAGAGAACACTCTTGTACAAGCAAAAGATGATGGTAAAGGTAATATCATGCTAACAACAGCAGGCACAGATGTAGAACTTGTGTTCAAGCCAATTGTTGGTGTGATTGATTATAAGACTGGTGCTATTAAACTGAGTGATCTAACTGTTACTTCATTTGAGAACAGTGCAATCAAGTTTACTGCAAACACAGTGAATAAAGATATTCGCCCACCCAAAGATCGTATTATTGTGATTCGTGGTGAAGATGTAACTGTTAATGTAACTCCACTGGAATCATAAAGTATGGCTGTTGAAGTAAGAGACAATATCTATTCTGACATAGCGAGTCAGTTTCCGGCTGTCTATCAAGAGAATGGCGAAGTTCTATTAGCTTTTATAGAGGCTTACTATAAGCATCTTGACGAGACAATTGACCGTGACATTCCAAGATTGCGAGATATTGATACAACTCTTACTGCGTTTTTAATTTACTATAAAAACAAATATATGGCTGGTCTTCCATTAGAAGTAAACCCGCCTATTGACATTCGCTTTATTGTAAAACACATAAAAAATCTATACACAAGAAAGGGCTCTCAAGAGTCTCTTGAACTTATGTTTAAGTTATTCTTTGATGAAGATATTAGTGTTGTGTATCCAGGTAATCGAATACTAAAAACTTCTGACTCTGTTTGGGGTAATGAAGAATTTCTAGAAATGACTTCTGTATATGATGTAGCTGATTATCCACTAACAAGAGGTAATACAATCACTGGTGATTTATCCAAAGCATCAGCATTTGTCGATGATATTGTATTTGTAAGTTTTAAAGGCGCATTGACCCCAATCGTTTATCTGTCTAACTTAAAGGGTACCTTCTCTCGTGATGATGCCCTTGAGGTTACTAGTTATATTGGTGATACTGACACAACTATTAATGTTGGTAAACTCATAGCAGGTAGTTTAAGTAGTGTATCAGTTAATAAACAGAGCAGACTACCCACACAGCAAGTTGGTGATACTGTAGATATTGTATCAACCAATGCAGGTATTGGTGCTAAGGGTGTAGTGACAAAAGTTTCTACTGATGCTATTGGTTCTGTGGATTATGAAGTTATTGATGGTGGATTTGGTTATGTCTTACCAGATTCGATAACTGTAGAGAATCAAGAATTTGGCGTGAGTAATCAGGTTATCACTCTTCCAGAAGATGGATACATTAGTGTTAAGCCTGGTGATACAATTGTATTCCCTGGCTCTACAGTTTCATATGAAGATCATGATGTATATGAGAATGGCAAACCCAAAGAGCAATTCAGTGTCAATGGTTCTGCTGTAGTTATTAAATATGTACACCCGTTTCTCTATATTCGAAGCAAGCAAGATAAACATGGTGTTTTTGATATTATGGGCGAATTGTCTAGCAGTTCACCACTTAGAAGTCTAGCATTAGATGCTTTTGTTCATGCTAGAGCAGATACTCAAAATAATTTTACTGCCGGTGCAACTGTTTTACCAGTAGGTTTAAAATTTTCTCAAATCGTTAGGCTCTCACCAGATTTTGCTCAGGGTATCCTAGGTAACTTTACTGGTATTAATCATGATGGTGACTTATCTACCATTGGTCAGGATATCGATGTAGAAGATATGTCAATCATAGCACATTACTTACTTGCAATCAATAATGGCGTAGATGATGTTCTTATCGATGGTATAGAAGACGAAGATGGTGCTTGGTTAAGAACAGGCGGAAACAATACAGCACCCTACACACCATTTGTCTATAAAAATGATGCGGCAAAAGTTTTCCCATCTTCACCAGAAGTGAGAGACGTTGCTGATAGAACACCAACAATACAGCCAGTTCCAACTATTAATTATCAGACTATGGTTATCGCCCCTAGTTCATTAGCTACTGATGTTGGTGTAGAAAAGTCTGACTTTACTGTGTCTTTGGGTGATCTAAAACATGGTCAAGTGTATACCATTATTCACTCTGGTACGAACTTCCCTGCTGAAGACTGGGTTAAGATTGGTGCAAGATATGGCATACCGGGTGAAGACTTTATTTTCAGTAGTGCTAGATTGAGTGAACTAACTACAAATGTTATTCAATTTAATAGCCAACAAGAGTTAATATTATCATCTTTGAATAATTTTGATACACTGTTCTCTTCTATAAAACAAATTTATGGAAGACTTTATAACTACTTGGGTTACAATGATGTGTTTCCTAAGATAACTATTGGGTCTTCTTATGGAACTCCAGAAGGCGATGATTACACTCATCGTAATGTGACTCATGTTTCTGTACACGATTTAGTTGCAGGAGAAACATATATCGTTTCTGATTTTGGTAATCTAACTCATACCGAGTGGACTGCTATGGGTCTAGACTTAGATAATCTAACAGAACACACAGTTCTTGCGCCCAATCTTTTGCCCGCAAGAACTTATATGATTCAAGATTTGGTTAATACTGCATTTGATGATTGGAGAGATGTCGGTGTTCCGGCGGAAGCTGTTATAGAAAAGGGTCTTGTGTTTCAAACAAGACCAGACTTGACAGCGGGTGTTGCCTCTGGTATTGGAGAAGTAATAGATATTACTGGACTTAATCATTCTGTTGAGACATTCTTTACTGCGGCAGACCCAGTACCTACTTTACCTAACACCAAGAATGCTATGTGTGTGAATAGAACAACCACAAGAGCAGATGTTGCAACAAGAATGCATGGTGCTTGTGGATTGTTTGTAGACCCGTTAGTGTCAGGTGGTTCTGAACAAAGAACACTTCCATCATCACTTTTCAATAAATCCCCTGAATTTTTTGGATATATAAATGGTGACCCATCAAGACNGGTTGCTTGTAATAGACTAGGGCAGTTGAACGAATCTTCTGCGCTAGAAGTATCTTCACTCACAAATACTGAAAGAGTAAGTATCATCAGAGACACAATTGGTGATTACTTCTTAGAAGAAATTGGTGACGCTACTTCGCCTTCGGCAACTAGATTCTTAGATCACAGTTATGAGATGTCTGGTACAGTTAACGATGTGGAAAACATTGATACCCCTATTGGTGAGGCGTTCGAAATAATTAACATGGATATAGGGACTATCGAAAATGTCGTAACCACATCGCCAGGTCTTAACTATGAAAACGATACTCATGTCTATCCAGTAAACAAAGATATAATTAAGTTTGATAAAAAGGATTTGATTGTTAATTTTTCAACATCGGACTTTGTTCTAGAGCCCGGCGAGACTATAACACAAAATATAGTTTTGCCTTCTGAGGCTCTTGATGCAGTAAATGACTTGTCGGCAGATGACGTTGCGGCTTTGGCTTCTAGTATATCAACTGACACAGCTATTACTCCTTATGGAGACAGCCAAACAATTTTTAGTATTCAGAATACAGAGTACACTGTAAAATATAGGTTCTTAAAACAAGAGGGTAGAGATTACTACTTTAGACCCTTGAGTTTTAATGGATTCGACAAATCAATACCAGTTCCAATTCGATCTGTAGATAGAACTATCGTTACGACAAGACAAGACCCAGATTCTAAGCCTATGGGGGCGAATGCAGAGATTGTTGGTAATGCTTCTTATAGTACGGGTCAGATTGAAGAAATAAAAATACTACATACAGGCTATAAGTATAGTAATAACGAAACTGTTAACATTGTTAATACCAACCCTAGTAGAGACAACTATAATGATATTATTGCTACTGCTAAGGTTCAAAGTTTCGGTATGGGTAATACTGATGGAAAATGGAAAACCAAGTCTTCTTTCTTGGGTCATGACTCTGGACAGAGACTGCATGATAATGATTATTATCAAGAGTACTCTTATGATATAGCTTCTCTTATAGACCCAGAAGTCTATGAGCCATTAATTAAAGATGTTGTTGGTGTAGCGGGCACAAAAATGTTTAGTACGCCATTGATAAATAGTGTTAATGAATTAAATGCTAGTGTCGATATTGTAATTCAGACATTTGATGTTACGACTGAAACTCTTCTTGCTCAAGGATTTCATGAGGTATCTAATGTTGCGGTGGGTGATGGTACAGACCCAGTTGATGCTAAATCAATAACTAAATCTGGTCAAATTTTTATAGATCCGACATTAGGTAGTGCCGCTGTTTTGTTTAACAATGTTGCGGTGGGTGATACGATTAAAGTAACCGAAACTGAAAGTGCGGTAGATAGTGGTATATTCTCTGATCTGTACTATACAGTTACTGATAAGCAAGTAGGGCATGGTTGGATAAGAATAGGAACTTTCCCACTCCCTGCTACTGCTATTGACAATTTTACATCTTCAGATAGTATAAATCGTGATGTAACTGGGTATACTTTTGAGAAAGTTGTGATTGAAAATATGGACACCTCTAATGTCGCATTTGAAACAAACCCCGGTAGTGTTGTTAGAGAATCGACAAATGTTGTTACAGTGACTACCACATCATCTATTTTGTTGAATAGTGTTCTTGGTCTTAATGTTGGCGATATCGTAACTGGTGCAGGTATCAGTGCCTTAACAGTTATAACTAATATTCTTCCAGAGCAAAGTGCGATTGCGATTAGTGTACCAATCAGTAGTCTACCACCAAGCACTGCACTAACATTTACACCAGTTTCTGAAATATTACAAGTTTCTACAGTGACTGAAACTGGTAACTTGATTACATAGGTTAAAATAATGGCAATATTAAAAATTACTACTGATGGTGACCCGTATCCAGTTCGAGCAGGCAGATCAATATTGTCTACTGCTCCAGTCAACTCTGGGGCTGATAGAAAGTTTTTGGGTCAAAATCAAAGTATTGCTGATCAAAGTAAAGTCTATAATATCGAATATCGTGGTGGCACTGGTGGTAAAATTAGATCAGATGGAACATTTGAGATTTTCGATGGTGACGAAGAAGCAGTTGATTTAAATCAGCCTGTTGGTATCACTACATTTGGTGTGCCTATATACTCTTCTGGAATAAAATTTGCCTGGGCATCTGGTGCTGAAAGCTATCCGCAATATAATTGGGACTCTATGGCAGAGCAAAATAGAGGATCTAATGATAGTAGATTTGAGTTTGATTTGTGTGATGGCGCAAGTGAAACTATTGATAGAGAATATAGATATAGAGGTAACAGCTTTTTTAATTCGGGCATGGCTAGTAGTAATGATCTATTTAAAAATAGCAGTACATACTACACAGAAAACGGATTCAATAGTAATTATTTAGCACACGGACCTATAACAGATGGTGCATCACCCCCAACTACATTGTTCACTGGTGGTCATTCCAAGATTATAGGATTTGCGTTTGATGGATATCCAATTTATGGGCCTTTTGGATATTCTACAGCTACTGATGGAACTTCCCCTGTTGTAAGAATGACAAGTGGATATAGACTATACACAGATTCTGAAATGCAAATAATAGACCCAAGTAGATATGCAGATTTACCTACTTACGAGATGGGCACTTTCGTTGAAGACTATATATTTGACCCAGATGGTGTTCAGTCTAATCTTGATATAAGTAATCCAGAATCTATTCTCGATAAACATAATGGTAGATTTTGCGTAACGCCAGATTACAAACAGGGTACATATGCATACTTTTTGACAGAGACTGGTTCATCTGTACCGGCGTATCCATACATTATAGGACCTAGCACTAAACAGAGACGTACTTACTAAGAGATAAAAAAATGGCAAAAATTGTAACTGAAAATTTTAAAGTTGAGACAACTAAAGAACTTTATAAAAGTCTTGAGGGTGAAAACTTCTATGCTGTTGCTTCAGCATCTAGAGATAAGGATACTTTTCTTAGTGACCCTCGTATTGAAAATACACAATTTTCTAAAAGAGACTTTTTGAGAAAAATAATATTTGGTAAAAAAATTCAGGTTGTTACTCGTAAGGTTGGTGGATCAGTAGACACTAACCTTGCTAGATATATGTTTTTAGAAAACGCTTGGGAAGAGGGTAGAGTTTACGATGCATTTGATGACACTAAAGATGTAGATTCTTTAAATATGTTTGTCACTGTCAGACAAGAGGATGATAGCTTCATTGTTCTGAAGTGCATAGACAATAATAATGGTGCGGTATCAACTAATATTGTTGGTGCAACAGACGCAAGCAACTGGCAGTTCTTTACTGGGTCTGATGGCTATGTATGGCATAAAATGTTTACAGTCACCGCAGATGATGCAGAACTATATAGAACGCCAGACAGTCTACCCTTACCAGAATTTGATAATGGCTATGGTGACCCTAATGTTGTAGAAAACACTAAAGAGGCTATATCTAGAATTGTTGTCGAAGATACTCTGGAGAATCAATATAATCAATACATATTCGGTCCGGCTACTAGCATAAACGATGCTTCCGATGTTTTATGTATTAATCCAGACGCATCGACTGATACTTTAAGTGCAGTTAAAAATGTTGTCATTCAGACTACTGTGGTTAGTGGTAGAACACTATACACTGAGGCAGACGCATATAAAAATATGTATCTCAGAGCAACTACAGGTGCTACTGCGGGTAAACTATATGATGTCATTGCTTCTACAACATCATCAGACACTAATCAAATTACTTTAAGCATTAACACGACAGACACTTTTGTCGCTCAACAGATTTATCAGTTAGTACTTAAAGTAAATGTTTCTCAGAGCGAATTGGAAGCAGAAAGATGTACAGCATACGGAAAGATAGATCAGTTTGGTACGCTCAAGTCTATTGCATTTGAATCACGAGGCACGAAATATAAGTATGCTACAGCAGAGATTGTATATCCACCATTCCTAAAGGGGTCGAATTCAGTTCGTGACAACCCCACAGTTCTCAGGGCAGTAGTTTCGCCTAGGGGTGGACATGGATCAGACTCTATCACAGAAATGGCTATGAGTAAATTAACTATATCCACAGTTTTCTCTGGTGGGCCGCCAATCAATGTAGATAGCAATCTTTACTCTATAGTTGGGCTTGTAAAAAATCCAACATTTACTAATGCTACTGATGCAGAAGGTGCCGCTGTAGATTTTCCTGACGAGTTTGATAATAGAGTAAAAGTGACATTAGATGGAAATCACCGCACCGTGGGTCCTATCTCTACAGCTTTCCCTAGCGGTAAGCCTCGTATAGCGGGTGGTGGTGAAGTTGGTCATTATATCAAACAGTTCATAGAAGTCTTGAGTGTTCAAGACCTTGGGTTAGCACAATTCAATAAAAGTGTAAAAATATTAGAGATTGGTAATCTAAGCACTTCTGAATGGCAAAGTCTCGGTGCAGTAAATGTCGCTGTTGGTGAAGAATTTACTATTACAACGCAAACCAACCCTCTACCTAATAACAAAGTTGGGTCAATATCAGTAGTATATAATTCTAGTAGATATGTTCGGGATACTGATCCATTTTACGATTTCAGATACGAATGCATAGTAGCACAGATTCATGATATCGTGTATGATGAAACTCTTAATAAAACTTATGTTTATCTAGTTGACCATTATGGCAACTTCATGCATAAATTACATAGAGGTAAGTTTTTTATTGTTGATACGCCAACTTCTTATACTGTCGGGTATGATGGTAATACTAGTATAAATAATAAGACGGCAGAAGATGTTAGTTATGGTAGCCTTGATGCATATTCGGGTGATGTATTGCATTACATAGATTTCAATCCAGTAGCAAGAAACGCAAATAAAAACGAAAACATAAAGTTCACGTTTGACTTTTAAAGGAAAGAGTATAAAACATGAGTATCAATAAAGACTTAAATGTAGACCCGTACTATGATGACTTTGATGAAACAAAGCAGTTCAATCGTGTCTTGTTCAAACCTGCTAGGGCGGTACAAGCTAGAGAGTTAACTCAGCTTCAAACTATTCTACAGAAACAAGTCGAGCGATTTGGGTCAAATGTATATAAAGAAGGTACTGTTATTAGTGGTATTAACCTTACTTCTCGTGATGATTTAAACTACGTCAAACTTCAAGATCAGCCCAGCTTTACAGACCCATCTTTATATAACGAATATGAGGTTGACTCTCAGCCAGGTATAAAGCAAAGATTTGTTATTGTCGGTACAGATACTGGTCTTAAAGCAGAAGTCGTAAAGGGTCTTGGTGGATTTGAGACTCAAGCACCAAACCTAAAAACTCTTTTCATAAACTATGTTGGCTTTTCGGATACTGCAACCACAGAACAAATAGAGAGTGGTGTAAAACAATTTTCTAAAGGCGAACTTTTAAGAGTATATAATCCAGATGGCGAAACTAGCCCAGTTCAGGTTGGTGGTCAAGACTTAACGATCACTACATTTGATAGCGCACAGTCAAACGATCATGTCGGTAAGAGTTTTGCTGTTTCTTGTGAAGAGGGTGTCATATATCAAAGAGGACACTTTATCTTCGTTGACGAACAGTTAGTTATCGTAACAAGATATAGTGAAATACCGGGTCAAGAAGACTTAGTGAACAACCCAGATGTTCTTAGTAAAGTGTCTGTTGGTTTTACTATCAATGAAAATATCATTGATTCTAATCAAGACTTGACTTTGTTAGATAACGCTTCTGGTTTTAACAATAATAATGCGCCAGGTGCTGATAGACTTCAACTCGTTCCAACTCTTACTACTTACGCTTCATCATCAGAACCAGAAGACTTTTTTGCTCTGATACGATATGTAGAGGGTAAGGCAGTCAGACTTCGTGATTTTACCGAATTTAATAAAATTGGTGACGAACTAGCAAGAAGAACTTTTGAAAGCACTGGTAACTATGTGGTTAATGGTCTTGATGTAAGTCTAGAAATGGATGATGGTACTCCTACAGCATCTTTGTCTCAAGGCAAGGCTTATGTGTTTGGTAGAGAAATAGCAAATGTAGCTACTACCAAGTTACCCATTACCGAAGTTACCTCTACACAAACTAAACAAAATCAAACAACTGGTGTTGATTACGGGCAGTATTATACATTTAACTCATCAAGTGAACAATCTATTTTACCACTTATAGGGCATCATTTTACTACGGTTGATACTGATGATGTAAGACTTTACACAGTTGGGCTATATCGTGAAATTGCCACAGTTGACACAAAGATAGGTACAGCTAATGTTTTGGCTGTGACTCCCGGTGTTAGTGGTGTTGGTAGAATATATGTCTGTAATATTAAGAAAGCGGCGGGCTATGAGACTTTGCCACCAGAAGAAATTGGTTTAGATGTAGGTCCTAGTAATGTTGTTAGTCATGCAAACTATACTGGTAATAGACTGGTTTTGACCAATGACGGATTATTAAATGACTCTTCAAATAGTAGAATGATATTTGATACTGGTAAGTTTGGCACTAAGTCTCTCTCTGATACTGTTTTGGTTAGAAAAAGAATATCTAGAAACGTGACTTTGAATGGCGCCATAGCCTGCGACATTAATGCAGACACTGTTAATGATAAATCTTATCAGCCGTTGGCAAATGGTAATATTTTTGCTGTTGAAAAATTTACACCAGGTCAATCTACTACGCCTAAGATTTATCTCCCATCAAATGTTCAGCAAAACACTGACCCCGTTTCAGGTGGATTTAGTGGAATCACTGTGACATTTCAGGGTAACATACCAACAGATGGTACAATCGATGTTCATTATGACGCAACATTTACTGGAGAACTCCAAGATCAACTAACACTAGTAGACGGTTATGTTAAAACTAGTTTTGACCTGTCATCAAACACAGCAACATTATGTAATCCAAATGTTCTTGAGGTCGAACAAGTATTGCTATTCAATACTAATAATGATCTATCTACTATGACTGATGTCACATCAAAGTTCACATTAGTGACCAACCAAACTGATGAAATATATGACATATCATTTATAAAATTGAAGGGTGGAGAGACTCCACTCACAGATGGTCAGTCAATGGTAGTTAAATTGAAGTGTCTGACTCGTGATAATAGTGAAGGTCGTGGTGGCTACTTAACAGCTAACAGCTATCCAGATGAAGCCAAACATCTTATAAGAAAATATACAGCAAAAGACCTTAATCAGTATGATTTATTATCTTCTTATGACTTCAGAAAATATAAGAAGACGCCGACTAGTGGCACAGAGCCAGCAGTTCCACAAGCGTCACCAGGTGGTTTAAGTACATTCTTGGATAATACTGATGTTGCTAATCTAGATGTTTTGACTAGTCCTGATGGGCCTGTATCTTTCCAAAGCGTGGTGAATAGTACACTAGAATATTATCTATCAAGAGTAGATAGTGTTGTAATAGACGAGTATGGCGAATCATTAATAGTTACTGGAGATGAAGGAGACTTCCCTGTCCCTCCAAAACTAGAAAGACAGTATGGCATATCTAATATTTTTGTACCCGGTAACTCACGAACAATAACTGGAGAAAATAGAATTACATTAGAAACTGTTTCTAATAAGACATATACGATGGAAGATATTGCCAGTCTAGATAAGAGAGTTCAAGACTTAACTGGTCTTGTGCATTTATCTTTTGCTGAACGAGAAGCGAAGAGTCTTTTGATTAGAGATGCTGAAGGTAATGAACGATTCAAGAACGGTATTCTAGTGGATAACTTCACCGATTTAAGTGGAGCAGAGTTCAATGATCCTCAGTTCAATGCATCAATTAACGATTCAGAGACTTATTCGGCACCCGCTTTAAGACAATATCCAGTTGATCTAAAGTTAGATACATCAAATATTGTTAGAGTTTCTAGTGATGCAACGACAGACGACTTTTTAGATGTCCTAACACTAGACGCAGTAAGTACTGTGTCAGTACTCGAACAGCCATATGGTACCGACTTTAGAAACTGTGTTTCTAATTATTACAACTATCAAGGTAAAGTAGATATCGACCCTAAGTTTAGTTCTGATCAAGATGTAACTCAAGGCCCTAAGATAAACTTAGATATTGATATTGCGGGTCCTATGTTAGACTTAGTTGACAATCTTCAAAACTTCGTTCCATTGACTAGAGCAAGACCACAAGATTCGACTACTAGACAGACAAGTACATTTATCGATAGAGTTAATAGAATTAGACGGGCTCCAGTTCGTGTTAGAAATTTTGTTGAAAGCACACCAACAGATAGGTTAGTGTCTTCGACAAGAACAACTAAGCAAGATTTGGGTAACTTCATCACTGATATTAGAATGAAGCCGTATCTACCTAGTAAATATATTAAAGTATTTGGTGTTGGATTAAGACCCAATACTAGACACTATGTCTACTTTGATGGTAAAGATATGGGTAACTTCTTAGAGTCTGGTGAACCACCCAAGTCTCAAAAAGTTTACCACAAAGGTAGAAAACGAAATAGAAGAAGAAATGCACGAATGCAAATTAGAAAGACATTCAGCACACCAAAAGCATCTAGATTTAATAAGGGTCATGGTGGAGATGCAATCTACACAAACTCAAGAGGTGAGTTTAGGGGTATATTTAAATTACCTGCTAAAACTTTCTTTGTGGGTGAGAATGATGTAGAACTATCAGATGCGCCAAGTTATCACACTATTGATTCTGCAGGTACATCTTATGCTAAGATAACTCATAGAGGATATAACTTTGGTATAACAAAATCGTCATTGAGTGCCACCACAAGAACAGTTGAATTTGATACAAACACTACAGTAGCAACAAGGTCTTTCCAGACAAGAAGAAGAGACCCTATTGCACAGACATTTAGATTGAGATCATCTAGTGTTACCGATGCTAAATTTGGATATATCAGTGAAATAGATGTATTCTTTAGACGCAAAGACACTAAGCATGGCGTTACCCTACAGATAAGAGAGTCTGAAAATGGCTACCCATCTAAAAAGGTGCTACCATTTGCTGAAAAAATGCTTTCTCCAGAAGATGTTAATGTTTCTGATGACGGTACGGTCAAAACTACATTTAAATTTGATAATCCAGTTAGACTGAAGTCCGATATCGAGTATTGTTTTGTTGTTATACCTGATGCCAACTCACCAGAATATTTGATTTGGACATCTAAAGTTGGTAACACGAGTTCATCTTTCGGTGATCAAGTAAAAGTTGTCGCTGTTACTAATGACTGGGGTGATGGTACACTCTTTACATCAACCAATGACAGTGCTTGGAAGTCTTATCAAGACGAAGATATCAAGTTCAACATGAAGAGATATGACTTCTTAAATTCAAGTCTACCTGCTGAAGACCGATTGGTCGGTACCGCAGATTTGATTCCTAATGATGTAGAGTTCTTAACTATACGAGATAACATAAAAGAGACTGGCTTGTCTGCTAATGATGCTCGTTTGGCTAAGCCTATTCCATTTGAAGCTGACGATATAGTGTATGCTTTAAACTCATCGGCGATTGTTTATCCAATGACAATTGGTAGTACATCAGGTGACCAAGAACTACCAACTATTATGACACCACAAAATGATGCAACTGTTGCTATTAACGAAGGTGACTATGTTTTCATAGAAACTACAGANGGCACCGAGTCTATGGTTGCTAGAATAATCGATGATACTGATGGACTATTTACAATAGATAACCCGTTCACAGAAGCCGCATCATGATGGACTATTTACAATAGATAACCCGTTCACAGAAGCCGCATCAACCGAAGGTATAAGTGTAAATGTTAAATTGTGTGTTGCGGGTATCGTCTCTCACTATGATGAAAGAGACCCAACCAGACTCCATATAAAAGAAAGTAGTGCTAGACTCGGTAACTTTATCGATGACAATGGTACTATAAGTTTTGGTAATATACAGACTGGCGTTCTATACACAATTACAAATATTGGTACTACTGAGGGTCATGCGGATGCGTGGGGTACTGTTGGTGCAGGGTCTTCAGCACAAGTAGGTACTCAGTTTGTCGCAGGCACCTTACCAGAAAATGCTACTGATTTCAATGGTCAGGTTAGACCTAATACACAGATTATCAGATGTCATACTACTGGAGCGCAAGCAACTATATCTAAGTGCGAAACTTTAGACTTGTCTTATTTTCAAGCGCAGGTACTAACAGACAACACAATTAATACGACCACTAATTTCGATTTAATGAGAAAAAATAATGCGGCGCAAATTGTTTTAGATAAGCCTCTAGCATTAAAATCTGATATTTATGGTACTAATAGAAAACGAAGTATAGTAAGTTTAAGTGAACAACTAAGAGTAGCAACTATTACTGGTCAATCAATGTTAGAAGACTTTAGAATTAGAGGTACACTGAAATCTAGAAATAGATCAGTTAGTCCTACTTTGGATGTTGAACTATCTACAATAAACGCATATGTTTATCAAATAACTAATGACGAAACTGGTGGTACAACATCTAATTATATTTCCAAAGAAGTTATATTAACAGATGGCATACCTGCAGAAGGGTTAAAAGTTGTTCTAAATGCGTTTAGACCCGCTGGCACAATCATTGATGTTTACTCTAGATTTACTAGACCAGAGTTTCCAGATGTTAAGACAGATTGGGTGAAACTAACTCAGGCAAATCCAGATCAGTTCTCTAACTCAAGCAACTTACAAGATTATCGTACATTTGAATATGATTTAGCAGAACCAACTTCTGACACGCCTAAGTACGGAACATTCCAAATACGATTGGTATTCAGACATATGACGGAAAATGAATTAGATACGCCAGACTTATATCAAATTACCCCTGGCGCTTCTTTATTCCCTAAAGTGTTTGATTATAGAGCGGTGGCGTTGACATAATGGAAAGTAATACTTTTGTGCGATCTCATAGTGGAGCGGGTGTTGCGAATACAGATGTTTCGGCATATAAAGATGCTATTGCCAAAAGAGAACAAGCTAAATATATCAAGAGGTTAGAGCAGAGAATAGGAAAACTAGAGTCTGCAATGAATTTACTACAAAAAACTGTTAAAGAGATATCATAATGACTGTCAGTATTACATCTATAAACAATACAACTACTTTTGGTGGGTGGAGAGATGCTACCAACGAACTTATAATAGCCGCAGGTAAATCTGTGACCATGAGTGGAGATGCTAATGTGGGCGACATATTGCTCACAGGGAATTTGACACTAAATCAAAATAGCGTTATAACGGTAGACAAGATAGTCAAGACACAAAATAGCAATGAAGTCATATTTCAGTCTTCTGCTGATGTTCACGGCATTCTTTATATCAATCAACTTGAAACTGCTCACGGTGGTGATGACGAGTCATCTCTGATACAGTTCACTAAGGGTGCCGCTGAAGACAGCACATGGTTTATAAGAACTGATCATTCACATGATAATCTAGATATAGGTTATATTGATAGTGCTAATGAGCAAGCAGTATTGCGAATTAATAAAGACGGTGCAATCACATCGGTCGGTAATAATGCTTTATCGATAGACTCTGGACTTTTGTCTGGTGGTATCAATGCTGTAGCTGTAGGTGCAACTACACCAAGTACTGGTCAGTTTACTTCATTAGTATCTACTGGCGCAGGCGCTACAGGCTCTGTAGACAACACAGTTATTGGTGGTAATTCTGCTCAAACAGGTACTTTCACTGACTTAAATTGTACAGGGACAAGCGACACATCTTCTCAATTAAATCGTGTTAGAATTGGCGTTTCAAATCCACTCGCAGGTAATTTTACAAGCTGTAGTGCAACTCAATTTAACGGGCCTGTTCAGGGTAATGTGCTTGATTCGGCGGGTAATATTCTTTTGAATCACGCAACAGGTGCTTTTGCGGGGTCTGCATCTAATCTTAATAGCGATGGTATTAGCGAAGTGCTAAATGCTGTTTATCCAGTTGGTTCTTTGTATACTACAGTATCGCCTGTCAACCCAGCAAATGTAAGAACAAATGATGAAACAACCACAGGCCTTGGCTTTGGTACTTGGGTAAGATTTGGTCAGGGTAGAACTCTCATTGGACATGACTTTGGTTCAACAATATCTACTTGTAAGATACCACCAAATAAACAAAAGACATTTGTGGTTACTCTTGAGAATGAATTTCTTAATCAGACTGGTGGCTCACACGATACCGCAAGAGATAACGGGGTCCCCTTTGCAGAAGGTGATCGAGTTTTCTTTAAAGTCGTAGATACTGCCTCTGGTGAAACAGCAAGTGGTCAAGAAATTAGCAATGCTAATGGCGGTGGTGCAACAGTTACTGTAAATAATAATGCACAGGGATTCGTCAAGAGTATAACTAATCAAGAAATGACAATAGAGTTACTTGGTAGTGAACCAAATGTAATCAGTTCACCTCAGGGTGCTGAGATAATCTGTTCTGTGACCAATATTAGAGTAAGGAATCAAAGATTTGCTACTGGTGGTGATACTGGTGGTACATCTTCTGAAAAGTTAAGTGTGGGTCAGATGCCAGATCATATTCACGACTTGAAAAGTTGGTTAGGTGAGCAACATTACACATATAATGATAGTAACGCCACCCAATTCACCGGCGCCAGAGCCAGAGCCGGCAGTGGTATTGAAAATGTGGGCCCATATCCAGTATATGATGCCGTAAAAGTAGCGGATTCGACCTCAGATACTCACAGATACAGTTACACTGGCGGTCTTTATGGCTACGAAGTTGAAGACCTGTATGATAACGCCACCGCCAATGGAACTGGTGGGCTCGTTGAAGTAACAGACGTTGGTAACGGTCATAATAACCTACCACAATATCAAGTAATATACATTTGGAAGAGAATACCAACTCCATAAAGGGATAAGAAATGCCAAAGAAGTTTACAGATTTAACCACAGCCGCACAATTAACAAATGCAGATATCTTTGCAATTGTTGATGATGCGGGTAATGCTACCAGTAAAAAAATTACTGCTGAGACTATCTCATCATACGCATTTAGAACGCTGACTGATCCATCCGTATCGACCGCATCAGCAAGTACTGGTTACATTATCAATGCTATCCAAGCAAAGGGTAGAGATGTTGATAGTCTGGGTGCGACAATTCAAGTAGAAAACCAATTAGAAGCAAGTAAAGTATATTTTGGTGAAACTTACCAAACAATGAGAGATATACTTATCTATACTAATGTTGATGGTGCCCCAGACCCCATTACAAAGAATAATGAATTGTCGAATGATATGAGGTTTCCGAGTTACATCGATTCAGACGGTGGTAAGTTACAAGTTATCAACGCCACATTTGGTTCGACAAGCCCAATTGGTACTCCAATAACCATTACAACTGATATGATTACAGATGCTGGCGCAGATAATAAGTATTTTGACGGTACTGCGGTTCAGTCTGCTCTAGATGAGCAGTTTCCAACATTGTTCAATCAGTATAGTAATGCGTTTGACGGTGGTGATGTAAAAGATAGTATTACTAATGTTAGGGGTAGATTCCTTTCTCTTGATACTGGAACAACATCTAATAAACTAGAGATACCTATTGCACACAGAGACTTTTTCTCATTGCAAAAGAGAATACGAGTTTATGGTGGTAGTGAAACGAATGCAGACTTTCCCGAACAACCCGGTATAGTCACAGCGTCATCTTCTGGATTCAGAACAAAGCAGGGTGGAGATCAATTTGGTCTGCACTTGGAATATAGAATAGCATCATTTAATATAAGAACTGGCAAAATTGGCAGAAGAAGTAATCCATCAACAGTTAGTAGCTTCAATGTTACTGGCACCGAGACTAGCTTGGAAGATATTACTAATGAATTTAGTATATCAAAATATGTCAGATTGGTTATGACAAAGGGTGACATTGAAGACGGTATGTTGGTATATCGCAGAACAGCATTAACGAGCGAACCATTTAAACTGGTAGCGATATTAGGACCTGAGGAACTGTCAGCTACTGGTGGTAGTTGGACAGATTATTGGACTTTTGATTATGTTGATTGGTCTGGTAAAGACTCTTTAGATAACTCGTACTTAGCGCCCTCTGGTTTAGAAACAGATTTGGTACACTTTCCTACAACATTAGCATCTTCAGATATAGGTACTAGTCGAATGCAGGGGTGGCAAGATGTGACCATTACTGGAATAGAGGAAAAAGGTTCAGTCTTCGAGATAACCATCGACCAAACTCTCTACACAGACGGCGTGGCTCACCCTAATAAGCCAGGTAACTT